TGCTATAACGAGGCGGCTCGGAGGGCGTGCGACCGCCCTTGATCCGAGCCTGACCACCGACATGGAGCGACCCATGGCGAAGGCTACGGAATATGTGCCCTACACGGGCGAAATTGTCACACGCGCCCAGGCCAAGGCCGCTGGGCTGAAGCGGTTCTTCACTGGGCAACCCTGCAAGCACGCGCACATTGCCCAGCGTCAAACCGTCAATGGGCTATGCCTCGGATGCAAGAAGCAGCCCACCAAGGAATACTTGGACGCATGGCACGCGAGGAACCCAGGTAGGCGAGCAGAGTATCTCCAGAAACACGCTCCGAGGGCCAAGGCGCACAGGAAGATCATCTACGCTGAGAACCGGGACCAAATCCTTGCCCGCAACAAGGCGTGGCAGGATGCCAACCCGGAAGCATACCAAGCCGCGATACGGGCATGGCACAAGGCGCATCCAACGCGCATCAAAGCCATCCATCGCAAGTGGGAACTGAACAATCCAGGGAAGATAGCCGCGAACAGCAGAGCGATGCGCGCGCAGCGGCGAAACATCGAGGGGAAGCACACCTTCGACGAGGTCTTGGCGCTACTCGAAAAGCAAGGCGGCAAGTGTGTCTACTGCCGCAAGTCCATTCGGTCGAAATACCACGCCGACCACATCGTCCCATTAGCAAAGGGTGGCTCGAACTGGATCAGCAACATCCAACTGACCTGTCCGACCTGCAACTTTCGCAAGAACCGTACTGACCCGATCACATACGCCCAGCGCATGGGGCTTTTGCTATAGAGGGCAACCTTGGCCGACACCGCTGTCCATATTCACGTTCATGGCGATCGGGGGCCAGATACTCCCCCGGCCATTCGTGATCTGACTGGCAGTGACCCGAACGTCTATCCAAAGGATTTGGATGATCTGCACGGGAGGCTGATCAGATGGTTTGAAGAATCTGAGATGGCCAGAATGGACGAAATAGACCTCGCTCAGCAGGCGAGGGATTATGCCGATGGCATACAATGGACCAGAGATGAACTAAAGATACTAAAGGAGCGCGGTCAGCCAGTCATAACTGTGAATAAAATAAGGGAAAAGCTGGATTTACTGTGCGGGATGGAAAGAAAAGCAAGAACAGACCCCAAGGCGTACCCCCGAACGCCAGCCGAAGAAGACAGGGCAGACGCCGCCACTCAATGCCTACGCTACATAGCCGACGACAACTCGTTCAGCTTGGTCCGCAGCCAAGTCTTTGATTGCATGTTGGTCGAGGGCGCCGGCGGGGCTGACCTGGGCCTCGAGGACGATGGGCAGGGCTCGTGCAACATCACTATCACGACCATCCCGTGGGATCGCATCTGGTACGACCCGCACAGCCGTAGCTACGACTTCTCCGACGCGCGCTACAAGGGCATGGTCATCTGGACCGACCGCGATGCGCTCGAGGAGATGTATCCCGGCGAGGATGTGCAGGACGTAATCGAGTCCTCGTTCAGCAGCACCGACTACCAGTACAACGACCGGCCGGAAACCGCGTTCTGGACCGACAACAACCGCACGCGTATTCGGCTCGTGCAATGCGACTGGGCCGAGCGTGGGACATGGTGGCGCGCCACCTACACCAAGAGCGGGCTGCTGGCCGCGCCGCAGCGCTCCAAGTTCAAGGACCGCAAGGGCAAGTCGTGCAGTGGGCTGCTGCTGCAATCCAGCTACATCAATCGCGAGAACCAGCGCTATGGCATGGTGCGCGGGCTGATCAGCCTGCAGGACGAGATCAACAAGCGGCGCTCCAAGGCGCTGCATCTGCTGTCCGTGCGCCAGGTCATCGCTGAGCAGGGCGCGGTGCCGGACGTGGACAAGGCACGGCGCGAGGTTGCCAAGCCGGATGGGTACATCGAAACGATGCCCGGCCTCAAGTTCGAGATAGAGCAGACCGCCGATTTGGCAGCAGGGCAGTTCCAACTCCTCCAGCACGCAACCGCCGAGATGCAGCTCAGTGGGCCGAATGCGGCCATGAGCGGCACCGATCCGCGCGAGCTCAGCGGTCGTGCCATCCTGGCGCAGCAGGCCGGCGGTGCAGCGCAGAACGAGCCGTTGGCCGATGCGCTCAGGTTCTGGTCACGCCGCGTCTACGAGAGTTGCTGGATGGCGGCGCGCGAGTTCTGGAGCGGCGGCAAGTGGGTGCGCGTCACCGATGACCTGAACGAGACGCGCTGGGTCGGGATCAATCGCCCTGTGCGGCTGATGGACAAGCTGGCGGACATGGACCCGCAGCGCCGCGCCATGGTCATGCAGCAGATGCAGCCGCCATTGCAGCCCGGCGATCCGCGATTGCAGCAGGTCATCGGGATAGAAAATGACATCTCTGATTTAGACGTGGACATAACTATAGAAGAGGGTATTGATATACCTTCACTACAAGCAGAAGAATTTCAGAGTTTGGTCCAGTTGGCTTCAGTCCAACCGGGGCTTATACCTGGGGATGTTCTGATCGCCGCTTCGGGTCTCAGAGATAAAGATATGATATTGGAACGCATGAAGGAACATCAACAGCAACAAGCTCAAGCCCAACAGCAAGCTGGTCAACTCGCCCAGCAGCACGCGCAAGCCGACATCCAGGGCAAACAGGCGAAGGCCCAGGCCGACATCGCGCTGGCGCAGGAGCGCAAGGTGAACGCGGCGGCCAATGTGCATAGCGTGCATGGCGAGTTCAGCGCACCGCCATACGGGCAACCGCATGTGGCTCCGGACAACCCGCCTGGCGCGTCGTCACCGCAGCCGCCTGATCCCGAGCAGATGACGCCTGACATCGCTATGGCCCATCACATGGCAGATCTGGGCAAGAAACACGCCGATGTAGCCAAGACCAGAGCCGATACGCTGCTGACGGTGGCAAAAATCCCGCAAGTGGCACAAGGCACGTTACATACAGCCCATCAGACCCATAATGTTGCCGTAACCACTAATCGGCTCATGCAGACTCCGATCCCGCAACCCGCGCCACCTGGAGGCACACCGTGACACTGCATGCATCCACGTTTGAATACCTGAAGCCGACCGACCAGCAGATGGACGACATGCAGGCTACACGCGGCGCATTCCGCGTCATGGCCGAACACTTGGATGAAATGCTCCCTGACGGACCCGACAAGACCTTCATCCTGCGCCAACTGCGCGACTGCGCGATGTGGGCGAATGTCGCTATTACGCGCAACCCGGATGGTTCGCCGCGGACCTGATGCGCACGCCCATTCCACAGCCCGCACCGCCAGGGAGCGCGCCATGAGCCTGATCCTACTGGTCGTCATCCTGATCGTGCTGTTTGGGTTCGGCGGCGGATACGTGGGCTACAACCGCGGCTATTACGGATACGGCGGGTTCGGAGGAATAGGGATTGTGCTGCTGATCATCGTGCTGCTGCTGCTGTTCGGTGGCGGCCGGTTCTGGTGATGCCGCGTGCTGTTCTGGACGCTGGTTGGGCTTGGGCTGTTCGCTGTGCTGGTCTGCACGATCCTGGTGATCACCATGATCCGGGCGACGCGGGACAACGAGTGGTGACACGGTGAGCCACGGGGCGATCACCTACGACATTGACGATCCGGCGCAGGCCAGGAGCTACATTGCTGACTTTGCGCCGAGGCTTCTTGGCAAGGAGGCGACTTACGTCCGGACGAACACTGCGAGGTTGATCCATTTCCGGACGATGAGCGACGAGGACGCTTGCTGGGTGGCTAGGCAGCTATGGGACATGGAGCAAAGAGGGCGCGGTCGTGGATGACGAGGACGAGTTCGCAATCTCACCCTGGTCAGCGCTGATGTGGATAGCGATCGCTGTCGTCCTGGTTGGCAAGTTGTGGGCCGCATTGAGGTGAGCCACGGCGCGCTGCTCGGGATCATGGTGTTGGCGCTGGTCGTGCTGCTGATCACCGCTGTCACCTGAGCGAGTAGGGGCGGCTTCTGGCGGTTACCGCCCGCTACTCTCACCGCTCAGTTGCACCCTGGGCGACGCGCAAACGCTACCATGAGGAGCGCCCATGGCAACTGTCACCGTCGCCGCCGGCCAGAGCATCCAGGCAGCGATCAACGCCGCGCATGCGGGCGACACGATCGACGTGGCGGCCGGCACCTACACCGACCAGTTCCTGACCATCCGCACATCGATTACGCTGCAGGCGGTGGGCGGCGAGGTGCTGATGCGGGAGACCACCAAC